CCAAGCACGAAGCCCTGCTCCAGACCGACCCAAAAAATCTTCACCATGAGCAAGAAAATCGTTGATCCGATGTGGACACTCTGGGACACTCTTGGACACACACCACGGCACCACACCAGCCTTACTAAGTGCCATGGACCTCGACGATAACCCCGCAAAAATCACCGCCACCCACCGGGCACGCAATCGCAGCATTTCAGCCACTTCACCCGACCTATGGATCTCCCCCTTCGCCTACCAAAGTTTCCTCATGGTCGATGCCGCATGCGACCGCTGGTTGAAACGCCGCGCTGCCCAGCGCAAACACCGCGATGAACGCACTGCTCGTCACCTACCTAGTGCTCATCCTGCTGGTGATGTTTGTCATAGTCTTCATCGAAAACAATAACGATCCCTTCGCGTGAAAAAGCAACACCACATCCCCAACGCGCCCGAAGTCGAAGCCGCTGTCATCGGCAGCCTCATGTCCGAGCCAAATCTCATCGACGAGGTCGCCGGATTACGCGACGAATTGTTCTTCACCCCCGCGAACGCTTTAGTCTTCGCCACCATCCGCGACATCCGCGCTGCCGGCGGCGTCCCGAACGTCATTGCCATCACCCAAGTCATCGCCTCAAACGGCCGTATGGATTTCGTCGGCGGACCCGGCGCCCTCACCGATCTGCTCGCCAAGTCAGCCGGCGGACCCGCCGCGGTAGAGTACCACGTTCAAACCCTCCGCGACCTGCACGCCCGCCGCAGCATCCTCGGCGCCGCGCAGAACATGCTCGCCGCTGCGACCGACATGTCGCAACCCGCCGACGATGTCCTCCAGCACGCCGGAGAGTCCGTCTTGTCGCTCTCCCTCGGCCAGAGCACCGACAGCATGCGCCCCGCCAGCGCCATCGTGCCGTCCATGATGGACGAACTGGAAAAACTCATGACCCCCGGCCAGAAGCTCGGCGTCGAGACCGGCTTCAAGGCATTCGACTACATCACCGGCGGTCTGCGCCCAGGTCAATTGACCATCGTGGCTGGCCGTCCAGCCATGGGCAAATCCGCATTCATGTTGAACTGCTGCGAGAACATGGTCCGCCGCGGCGTTCCTGCCTTGTACTTCAGCCTCGAAATGCCGGCGAACGAATTGGCAACCCGCGTTGTCCTGAGCCGCGCGGACACCAACATTGAAGTCATCCGTAACGGCTTCCTAGACCACGCATCGAAGCTCCGCATTATGGACGCATCAACGCAGTTCTCATCGGAGCCCATGTACGTCGATGACCGCGGCGGTCTCACGATGCTCGACATCCGCGGCCGTGCGCGTCTCGCCGTCCGCAGGTGGGGCGTCAAAATTATCTTCGTAGACTACTTGCAACTCGTCTCCCACTCCGGCGCCCAGTCCCGCGAGAACGAGGTCGGCTTCGTCAGCCGCGGCCTCAAAGCCATGGCCATGGAGTTGGGCGTCCCGGTAGTCGCTGCGGCTCAGGTCAACCGCAACGCCGAGAAAGCCGCCGACAACCGCCCCAAGATGAGCGACCTGCGTGAGTCCGGCTCCATCGAGCAAGACGCCGATCTCGTCACCCTCCTGCACCGCCCCTGCTATTACGCCGCGGACCAAGAAACCGAGCCCGACCCGCAAGACGCCGAATTGATCCTCGCCAAACACCGCGCCGGCGCCACCGGCAAGGTCAACTTGGTCTGGCGCCCTCGCCTCACCCGCTTTGAGAACGCTGCCCTCGGCAGCCGGCTGACCGATGGCGATGTCTTTGCGCCTTCACCGAAACTGTGGGAGGCGATCAATGAATAGCCGAGCCAAAGGCGCCCGCGGCGAGCGCATGTGGCGTGACGAGCTGCGCGAAGCATTCGGCGACTCCGGTATCCGCCGCGGCCAGCAGTTCAGCGGCCTCGGCGATTCCCCTGATGTCGTCTGTCCCTGTCTCCCAGACATCCACTGGGAGGTCAAATTTTGTCAGGTGACCAAAGTCAAAGACTGGATCGCCCAGGCAATCCGCGACGCCAAAGACAAGCTCTTCCCGGTCGTCGCCCACAAACGCACCGGCGAGGACTGGCTGGTCACCCTGCGCGCGGCCGACTTCCTCACCATCCTTCGCCGCTCCGATTTTCTAGTCCCAACACAAACACAACAACCAACCACATAAACACCATGGCACAAAAAACCATCACGACACCCGTGGGCATCGCCCGCTACCCCAGCCTCAACCGCGCCGACACCAAGTTCGACGACATTGGGGTCTACAAAGTGAACCTCGAAATGTCCTCCGAGGACGCCGAGCCGTTCCTCAAACAAATCGAAGCCCTCTTCAGCGAATTCGTCGCCGACAAAAAGCGCGAGCTGAAGAAGGACAAGCTCAAGCTGCACGCTGCGCCGTGGGAAGACAACGACGGCCTCACACAACTCAAGCTCAAGGTCAAAGCCATGGGCAAGAGCAAGGAAGGCGAGACGTTCAGCCGCCAGCCGAAGCTCTTCGGCGCTGACGGCCAACCCCTCGAGGCCAACATCGGCGGCGGCTCCAAGATCAAAGTCGCGGTCGTTCCCTACTGCTGGTACACGGCCAGCCTTGGCGCCGGCATCACCCTGCAGCCGAAAGCCGTCCAAGTCATCGACCTCGTCACCTGGGGCGACGGCGGAAGCGCAGTCAGCTACGGCTTCGACGTAAGCGAGGCCAAGCAACCGTCTGCCAAGACCGGAACCGACGACGCGGAAATCGACTGGTAACCGCCATGCCTTCCAAAACACCACGCAAGGCACCCACGCGCAAGGCTAAGGCGGTCAAACCTGCCGAGCCCGACCGCTTCAACGCAGCCGGACAAAAGATCGTCCGCCTCGAAAAGACCCGCGCTCACCAGAAGTATCCGCTCAAAGACGGCACCGATGTTCCCGGCGCCAGCACCATCGCCAAGATCGGCGAGGACAGCAGCGGACTGATCCACTGGGCATGGAAGCTCGGCATGGAAGGGCAAGATTACCGCAAGGTCCGCGACAAAGCGGCCGACATCGGGACAGTCGCCCACTTCATGATCGAGTGCTTCCTGCACAATCATGAACCCGACCTCTCCGAGTTCTCCGCGGCGGACATCGAAAAAGCGACCATCGCCTACAACAACTTCCGCCGCTGGTGGGACGAAGAAGGCTTCACGGTCATTGAGCCCGAGGTGCAGCTAGTCAGCGAAGAATACCTCTTCGGCGGAACCATCGACGCACCGAGCCGCGACCGCGACGGCAAGATCGTCCTCCTCGATTGGAAGACGAGCAAAGCCATCGTTGGCGCCCACAAGATCCAGTTGGCCGGCTACGAGCAACTCTGGAACGAGAACCGGCCGGACATGAAGGTCCAGCGCCGCGGCATCGTCCGCATCGGCAAGGAGAGCCCGGATGACTTTGAGGTCTCTTGGATCTTCAGCGCCGAGCCGTTCTGGGAGGTCTTCAAGGCGCGCCTGTTCCTGCACTACGCGAATCTGCGCCTCAAGAAAGCTGCCTGATGAAACGCACCGCCCGCCGCTTCACCGTGCGCGAACAAACCTTCGGTCTTTCCGTTGAGTTTTTTTGCGGCACCCCCCAGAGCACGGCGTTGCGGCGGTGCGTGGCGATTCTTCAGCTTGACCCCAACGACCCGGACAACGCGCCCGACGAAGGCGACGCAGCCTGGGCGATGTGCTTCAACTCGCATGCCGTTGTCTGGCTGGAGGACGCATCGGACATCGGATCGCTTGTCCATGAGTTGTACCACGTCACGGCCCACGTCCTGCGTCACATCGTGAGCGAGGATGAGGAGACCGGCGCCTACATTCAGTCCTACCTTTTCCGCGAAGCACGCAAGAGGCTTGACAAGAAATGAGCGCAGGTAAGGGCGACGCGCCGCGCAAGGTCAACGGAGAGAAATACCGGAAAAACTACGCAGCGATCTTCGCCAAGAAAAAGAAACCCAAGAAATGACATCCGCCATCCTCATCGCCCTCGTTGGATTCGCCTACTTCGCCGTTGCGGTAGACCAAGCGTTTATCCACCACAATTTTTGGAACGGCATCATCTGGTTCGGCTACGCGGTAGCCCAGATCGGCCTCTGGCATGTCACCGTCCAACCCTGACTTTATGGAGAAGTACAAAATTATGACACCGGAGATTGAGGCGGTTGATCAAGAGATCATGCGCCTCAAAGCACTTCGGGCCAGCATGGTCGCCAAAGCGGCCAAAAAGAAAGCAGACGCGCTCTGCGCCGAGATGGCCAAGCGCAAAGCACGCAGATGACTTTAATTGACGGCACAAGCGGGTTCTTGCCGCGGTTCATGTGGTGTGGCCGCGCGGACATACCGGAATGCCCAGCCCCACGGAGCAAGACCAGTGGGGCGCCGTCACATTCTTTTGGCGGGGTGCTGAAAGCGGCAGACATTACATCTGTGCGGCTAGGTTCAGCCCAATGTGGTATTGCCCAGCCCCGCCTCACTTTGTCGGGCAGCGTAGCAACACGGATGAGCGGCAGTGAAGCAGGGCTTCGACCCGCCACATCGATCTCGGGAGGTCACCGTATGGTGTGCCGCAAGATTGGCAACCCGTGCGCTGAAAAGGTTCTGCAGGACCGTCCCCGGCAATCTTTCGTATGATCCACGAATTCCAGCGCATCGTTCCGGTGAACACCCCGGTCGGCTACGGCTCCCTGCTCTACGTTGAGTCCAGTGGCCCGCTGTCGAATGACATTTTCGCCGTTGTCCTCGAGGACGGCGGCAAGATCCGGCACTTCCGCTCGGATCAGGTGAATGTTTTGGAAAACCCGACGATGGACATCGTGGGGCAGCAGTTTTAGGGCGCCGGGCCGACTTAACAACAGCCTGGGGAGGCTGGCGGCAGCGCAGTCGCACCGGCTCGGCGCCTTATTGACCGCTCAGGAGAGGAGCGTCGCGGAGACGACGCAGAGGTATGGAAGAAAACGCACACAAATCCCGCTTCACGCCGACCCCGCATCCGGTCATGCAGGTGGATTATGACATCCTCTCGCAGCTCGGGCCGGAGGAAGGCTGGCAATACCTCAAAAAGCGCGAAGAATTGATCGCCCGCGAGGCCAGCGACCCCTTCCGCTATGGTTTTGTCCCTCCGGTCTGGAAACGCGCGTCCGAGTTGCTCGAAAAACACCGCGAGCTGTTGGTAATGGGCGGAAATAGGAGCGGCAAAACCGAATGGGCGGCCAAGGAGGTCATCAAGACACTCTACAGCAAGCCCGGATCAACCGTCTGGTGCTTTCAAACGACCGCGCCCAACTCGATTGAATTGCAGCAGCCGCGCTTGTGGAAATACATGCCACCGGAGTGGCGGAATGCGCGGAAATCCCAAATAACGTCAATAAGTTATAGCGTCAAAAATGGGTATAGCGAGGGCAAGTTTGTCACGCCCCAAGGCAGTATATGCGTTATGCGCAATTACGCTCAAGACCCATCGACCATCGAAGGCGGCGAGATTGACATGGCTTGGTGCGACGAATTAGTCCCGCTTGATGTCCTCGAAACCCTGCGATTCCGTCTCGTAGACCGCAACGGCAAGCTCGCTGTCACATTCACTCCGGTCCAAGGCTGGTCGCCCACGGTCGCCGACTACCTCAACGGCGCGAAGAATGTCGAAGAGGTGGACGCCGAGCTGCTCACGCGCAAGGACGCCGAAGGCAAAGTCATCGGCTACGAGCAGGTGCCCATCGAGCAGATCAACCCGAAGGGTCGCCCCATCGTCTACTTCCACACCAAGCTCAACCCTTGGGCGGGCTGGACGCGCATGCGCAAGGAGCTGCAAAGCGAGACCCGCGAGAAAATCCTCACCCGCGCCTACGGAGTGCCGACCAAAGCCATCGCCGGCCGCTTCCCGCTCTTCAATCCCAAGGTTCACGTCATTCGCCATTCGGAAATCCCGAACGGCACTCGCTATCATTGGGTCGATCCGGCGAGCGGCAAGAACTGGTCGATGCTCTGGACCGTCTTCGACCCCGCCGGCCGCATCATCATCTACCGCGAGTGGCCCAACCAGACCGACTACATCGAGGGCGTTGGCTATGCCGGCGAGTGGGCGCTGCCGGACGGCAAGAAGCTCGACGGCCGCCCTGGGCCCGCGCAGCAGGACTTCGGCTTCGGCCTGGAGCGCTACAAGGACGAAATCCTGCGCGTCGAAAACGGCGAGGAAATCTACGAGCGCTGGATGGATAGTCGTTACGGAAATTCCAAGACCCTTGGTAAAGAAGCGCCGACCACCTTGATCGACGAGATGGCCAACCTCGACATGTTCTTCACGGCGACTCCCGGCGATTCCATCGATGAGGGCGTTGGCATGATCAATGACGCCCTGTCATACAACCCCGAGAAGCCTGTGGACGCCCGCAACCAGCCGCGGCTCTACATTAGCGAGAACTGCAAGAACACGATCTACGCCCTGCAGACCTACACCGGAGCGGACAAAAAGCTCGGCGCTGTTAAGGACTTTGTAGACCTCTGCCGGTATATTTGTCTCTCGGATGCCATGTATCTCGACGAGGGCGCCATGAAGTCCCGCGGAGGCGGCAGCTACTAATGACGAAGCTCTCTCCACCACCGCCGACCAAGGACCGCTTCGCCTGGAGCAAAAGCGACGAACCGAAGTGCGGCATCTGCCGGAAGTGCATCACCACCGACGATGTCCACGGCCGCGACATTCACCTCGGCCACATCTGCAAGGACTGCGGCCCGCATCTCTGCCGCGCCATCGAGGTCATGACCTTCGTCCAATTTCACTCTCCACACTAACCAACGCAAAAACCATGATATGTCTAAAACGTAAACATGTCGTCATCGACATGTACAAAAAACCCGAAGATTTCGACACGTCCGGCGCCCTCGCCTTCGCCCGCGAGCAAGCCCCGGCGTCCTACCTCGCCGTCATGCTCGCCCTACAGGACCGCATCGCCGACGCCTCCCTGCTCGTCTCCAACATGGCGACCAGCAAGGAGCACGGCCTAGTCGCCCACGCCGCCGGCCAACTGAATGCGCTGCAGGAACTGTGGGACGACCTTGAGCAACGCCGCGCTGAAGCATCCAAATTGTCCTAAAGCGTCAACCATGAGGCATAAAGGCGTACGCTTTGGCCCAAAGCCTCACCGAAGCGGCCTTCCCGCTCGGGTATAAAAAGCCGCCGTTCGCCAACTTTAAACCATGTCGGGTATAGGCGACATTACCGCCCAGTAACGTCTCACCAACTGCACACCAACTGTCAAAAAGTGACAGCTCATGTCCTGTTAAATGATACTATCACTAGGACATCAGCCCCCAGCGTCCTGTCCGCTGTCACAAAAACTCATCACTTGTTGATATCTGTATTCATTCCTATCCGGCACAAACAGCATAGGAATTAAGCCATCCGCGCAAAGGCCGGGGACAATCCGTCACCCCCCTTAAAAATAATGCTGTACAAACGTACAGCCGTCTGCCATACTCTCTGCCATCGAATACGGAGTGCTCCGCTGAGTCGGAG